GACGCCACTAGATTCAGTCGGTTCATTATTTAGTTTATCAAGTTCGTGTCTTTTCTTTTGTAAATCAATTAATTGTGTAGTTACATCAGCTGAGGTTTTAAACATTCCCGCAAGAACTTCAAATGCTCTGGGGTGTTCGGCTTCAACTGCAACTTGCATCATGTGGTCAAGAGCTTCATCAGATTTATCAAGTAAACTTTTTAAATTGTCTCGAGCAATCTTATAATCTTCTTCAGCATCATCAGTAAGATTAACTTCTTTTTGAATAGGAACAAGTGGTTTCGAGTTTGAAACCAACGCCTTATTTATTCTGTCAAGTTTATCGCTCATTAGGTATTTCTAGTATTAAACACAGTTCGTGTTCTACCACTTTGTTGGCCAGTTACTAATTCATCTTCAGCATACAATTGTTCTAAATTATTTACTGTAGCTTTATTATTATTTGCACTTAAAACGATCGCTTCTCCAGCTGATATATTTCCTGTTATTCTTTCACCAACATTAAAGTCTAAATTTTCTGTAGTTGAAATTGCCATATTTGCTGTATTTCTTCCTACTATTGTCCATTGAGTAAATGGTACATTAAGCACGGGGGAATCTGCATTAGAACTCGCGAGCTCTGGGTCAGCACTAGCTAAGTTTTCATTACTTTGTTGAAGAACCCATTGACTTCCGTTATAATTTATTTCAGCACCACTTGTAGTAGTATGTACATATCTTGGTTTTTTATTAAGTCTACCCGATTTACTATATACTCCATTTAACACGGCAGTATCAATAGAATCAACACTCATTACTAAATCAGTAAAGGGTGCGTCATATTCATAAATCTTAGCACCCACTCTTTTTAAATCCGCAGTTGTATTCACAACACTTGCTACATTAAATGTTAAATCAAGTGAACCACTACCACCCATATCAGTATCTGCAATAGTAATAGTTTCGCCGACAACATATCCGGTACCAGCAGTAAAATTAGATGAAGATAAAATTACAAAACTATTTAGTGTTGCTACATCAAATGTTAAATCCGCGCCTCCGCCTAATGTACTACCAGCAATAGTAAATGTGTCATCAACAGAATACCCAGTACCACCTGCAATAACGGAAATTGCAGCTTCACCAACAATATCAACTATAACACTAAATTCAGCTCCAGTACCACCAGAAGGTGATACACTATAGTCAGAACTACTAATTGTATATGTATCCGCAACACGGGCTGTATCCGCAGCACTGATAGTATCAATCGTCGCAATAATTGAAGATGTTGTAGTTACCTCAAATGTTGCTCCAGTACCCGAGCCAGATGAAGTACTATTTAAATTACTATATGTACCAGCAGTCCGAGGCCCTTCAGCAGAGCTGACATTATCAATTCCTAATATACCACCGATAAGAGACAATGAAGTTAATGAACCCGTGCCGTCTTCATTAACTCCAGTAATGGATAATACTAAATCAGTATCTAATGCAGCCCCACCCGGCGCGTTAGCCCCTAATTGAGCAGCAGATACTGTTAAGGTGTCATTAAGAGCATAGCCACTTCCCGCTTCTCGAATAGTTGGATTAGATAATGCTCCAGTCTGGCTATCTAGTGTGACATCAATAGTTGCATTAGTACCACTACCCGATGAGGTTGTGGTTCTGTTTTGTAAAACAAATGAAGACTCGGTTTCTCCTAAAGCAACTCCGCTAAGTTTAATTTGTTGGGTTGTATTATAATCAGCTCCGCCGCGAGCAATTGTTGCTGCGGTTATTGCGCCTGTTTTGTCAAGGGTAATATTAACTGCAGCTCCTGTACCATGTAGGCCAGGAGAGTCGTTGGGACTATTTAAAACTGGCTCAGTTGCTAAATTTGTTCTAGTAAATGTTGGAGCGTATGTAGCAGTAAAATTAGAATTAGCTCCATTCCCGCTTGTAATTGATATTGTATCGATTGCACCAGCAAGGTCATCACCCGTGCCATCAAACACACTATCTACAGTTAAAACTAAATTAACACTATCATAGGGTGATGTGGATATCGTAATTGTTTCAGACGCAATATAACCCGAGCCTCTATTTAATATAGATACACCAGTTGTGGCTCCAGTTAAACCATCGACAAGAGCAGTAAAAGACGCATCAACCCCACCGGTATTTGCAACTCCTGTTAAATTAGCTACTGAAGAACTAAAATTCTCGTCTTCTACTCTATCAAAATCTGCTGTAGTACCGCTAACAATGGATATTCCGGTTAATCTATTTATTGGCTCAACACCAGCAACTGTAATATCTTTATAGACTAAATCTAGTGTATGTACATCTGCAGGGTCTATTAAAGATACAAATGTTCTTATGGTATCTGCTGGAGAATTAGAACTAACATTTACGGAACTTAATGTTCTCGCACTCGAAGTTGTTACATTTGTAAAATCTGCGATGTCAGTTTCAACCTTTTTAATAATTGAAACTGATGATGTATTAGGAGCAAATCTAGCTCTAATAGTAAAGTCTAAAGTATATGTAAGTGTTCGTCTTCCAACGTAGTCGCCTTCATAAGTATCATCAAATGATACACCGTTTAAAATAAAAGGAACGTCTGTTTTAGAACCGGGGCCCTCAATATCTTTTATAGTAACTGTGTATTCGGGTGAAAAGGTTGGAACTATTTGCTCTAGAATTTGTAATGCATCTTCTTGATTTCGAGCTAAAATATTTAATTGCATTCCAATTGTATAAGGAACGCTTTGATACATTTTATTTCTTGTTCTAGGAGAATTATTAGTACCTGAAGTAAGTGTTGTATTTAGTCTGTTTAACTTAGTAGTTGTATCATATTCAATAGAGGTTATTTCAAATGACATTCTCGGCAATTTAATAGCAACTTTGTTACCATCTAAGTCAACATTCATTCTTGTAATAAACTTTTGAGATGGGCCATACGAAATTGGCACTCGTTGGATATTAGAAATTTTGTCTCCACTGTGTCTGCCCACAGTAATATTATTAAAGAGTGTACCAAATACTGATACAATTCTTTTTATAGTTGCGTGATAAAAATGTGTTCCGCTAAGCATTGGGTTCTCCAAATGGGTTAAATTCACTAAAGTCGATATAGTTATTATTTATCGCTTCAAAGTCGGCAGAGTCGTCGAATGCATCTGTACTATATGTTTCTGAAGTCTTATCTTCGCCGGCCGAAATAGTTGCAATAGCACCAGACTTGGTTCCTGTAATAACATCTCCAACACCAAGAGTATTAACTGTTCCATCTGTGACAGTTAACGAACCAAGACTTAATATAACTGGTGATTGGTCTTCATCAATTCCAAGAACTTCTGAAGTGCCAGTTGAAGAATCTGTAAATGCAATATTAACTTCTTCTCCTATAGTAAATACAGAAGTATTTGAATAAGCTATTCCAACGCTGGTCGTGACTTCTTTAATCTTTTGAACATCATCAATTAAATCAAGTCCGGTATCAATATCTTCACCACTATATTCAAACAGCTCACATGATAGTTTGTATGTTGTAAGATTGTTTAATTGATAAAAAGGTTGTTCATGTTCAACAAACTTAAGTTCAAATAAAGATTTAGACAAAGGTAAATATATTAAATCACCTTCTCTAGGCCTTGTTAGATTAGAACCACGAGTCGCTCTAGAGAAACTTCTACGAGCTAAAATTAATGTTACTTGGTCTCTAATTTCAATACCAAACTTACCAAGTAAATCTCCATCGCCATCAAAGCCTTCAGTATTTTCAATATACATTTCAACGAGGTAAGCATCATTAAACTTACTCTCTATTGTGCTATTTAAAATATCGTCTTCACTAATTATTTCGCGAGGAATATAATAGACATCTTGGCCATAAATACTCAGAGCTTCTACGATCATATCCTCGTAGAGGTCTTTCTCTCCTACAGAGCCCTGTGAAAAATAAGTATTTCTTGCCATAATATCATCTCGTTATCCTACGTAGAATGCTGGAGGCATTTCATATTTGAGTTGAACTTCTTCCTCTATCTTTAGGATTTCTTCGTTAGCTTCATCGTAAATTTGCTGGCCATTCATAGTAACTCCACCTGGAAGCTGCATTCCGTCAAACTTTTTAATATTTACACCCCATTGTCTTTTAATTAGTGCAGTTAAATACTTCTTTAAAAACATATCATTATATACTTTAGTTGATGTAGCCTCTGTTGGCGCTGCTACATCAGTACCCGAGCCATAAGTATCAGCGTGATTACTTGTTTTTGGTACTATAGCCTCATAACCTTCAAATACTATAATATCATTTTCTTTTAAATCTGTGCCCCATCGAGTTTCGATATAAAGTCGACTGATATGTCTATTGAATCGTGTTGTCTGGTCTTTACCATCAAACATGTGGTCTATCAATGCAAGGTGTTGTTGAGTCATTGAATAGTTCAACATTGAAGAACCGGGCTTAGCCAAATCATACATATCGTTTAACATCATTTGGTACTCAATGTTAAAATCTCCAGTCCCTCCGGTATTTGAGTTGAATGGAAGAACTCTACTAATAGTAAGATATGTGTCGGGTATAGTAATATACTGATTAGTTATATCAGCAGCCGTTAACTGATATTTACGAAATCGTTTAATGACCGCATCAGAATGATATTCTTGATAAAATTGCAATGCTTCGTCAAGACGATCACCTAATTGGTCGTCATCTACATTGATTTCAATTACTGGAGCCCCAAGAGCTCTTAGGCAATAATCAACTAATGTTTGTCTAGAATATGGCTTTGACATATATCTATTTATATAAAAGCCACAGCCTGCCTGGCGATTTTAATGTTGAATTATATCCGCGGTTCTAAGCGGTTCTAATACCCTTGCCGTTATATACTACTTCATCATCTTCACTATAATTTGGAATCGCATCCAATGCAGCTCGAGCAGTTTTTCTTGCTTGAAGTTCTCCACTATACTTATCTAATAGTGGTTGTGTATCTTCTCCTAGAATGCTCGCTTCTTGAATTTTTGCAACAATCCAATCTGATTCTTCAAGAATCTTTATATTAGCATCAGTTCCAATTAATTCATCAAGAAATGCTTCTGTCAACAGAGTATCATTTATTGTGGTCTTTCTATTAACCGGGTGTGATTTGTGATTAGGACTATCATTTTCGAAGTCAAATGTGGGGTGGCAATAACAGTTATCGAGCTTTTGCTGTATCAAAAATGATACGTCAACAAACCCACTGTTCATATTATCTATTTCACCATTTCTTTTATATATTTTGAATAAAAATTTATTTTTTGCCATAATTATTTCCTATTATTTATTGAGAGTCTGCTAAATATGTTCCCATTTCAGCGAAATAGAAGTTCGTGCCACCTTGGCCTCTTAATAGTACATTTAAGAATCCACCTCTATCACCGATATTAGAGCCAATCTTATTGCCAGGAATTTTACATCCAACTAATCTGTGGTTTCCTTGTTGCATATTCATTCCACTACTTACACTCATTCTATCACTAAGCCCAGTTAATTGAGTAAAGAACTCGCCATTTGTTCCGTTATTGGAATTTTGAACCCTGCTAGTACCAGCTATTTCCGTCCAACTGCTACTTGTAGAAATAGCTGTGCCTTCTGCCCTTTGTTGACCATAGTTAATTGATACTCCTTGAAGTTGGTCATTACTCTGGTTACTATGTTGAACAATGAATAATATTAAATCTTTTCCTGTGGTGCCAGGAGCAACCGGCACTTTACATAAAGCCCATGTGCTACCTTCCACATAAGCTAAGTTTCTTTCATTCCAGTCACTATTATTCCATTCCGCGCCTCTATCATTATGTCCACCATAACTTCCGCCATTAACCGCCCAATGATAGTCAATAGCCCGCGATGAGGCAAATTTGTATTTATTTTGAACAAAAGCTAAGCCACTAATCCAACCACCTTCTGATCGATTTATATAATGGTGTCCTCTTTGTAAGAGCCAGTATGTTTCGCTTGACGACCTTGGAATATTAAACCAACATCCACCATGATGGTCTTGGGTACGACGGACATGGCCAAAGGGAGTATACTGAGGGCCGGAGTGGCCGTAGCCAGCAACTCTATAATTATTACCAGGACGTCCATTGGCTCCATTAGCTGAACCAGGCACATTAGCTGTAGTTTGAGATAATAATGCAGTACCAGCAGAATTAAATGGAATCAATCTTAATATTTGCCAGTCGTTATGATGGCAATCAACATAAATAGCGTCTGTATTTGCCGGTACATTGATTCTCATACCTTTGTATGTACCACTGGTGTCACGTCTGTGCCAGCCAATCTCGTACATATATTCTCTATTCCAAGCGGAATCATCATGCGAAGTCATATTGCCCATACCGGAATTATAATTTTCCCAAACTCTACTACGAGATGAACTTGATGGGGCATTATTTGCAGCCCACCACATATTAAAAGAGAACTGGCCATTAGATGATCGTGAATTATCCACTGAGTCACCACCACTACCATTTATACTTGAATAATGATCGTATGTGTGATTTCTATATCTTCCATTTCCGCCAATTGCGGTTGGCTGATTCTCGCTGAACATATTAACAATACTTCTATTGTCAACATCTGGGTGGCTAGTAAGGAAAGTTCCATCACTAAATTGTAAGCCATCAGTACCAAGGTATAATTTACCCGTAACCTGTGCAGTTCCTGCGGAATATATATTTCCTGTTGCGCTATCAACAGAGAATTGTCTATTTGTAGCGCTAGTTCCTACAAATAAATCACCATTGAATACTCCGTAGTTTGATGAGCCGGTTCCATTCTGAATGAAAGATGTACATTTTATCTGACCGTCTGATGTTATATTTCCTACATCATCAATATGGCCTGTGTTGGAAACATTAAATGCGTATTGTCCAGCTTCTCCTGATGCATTACTTCGGATTCTGGCTGATCGAATCGCACCTTCGACTGATAATATAGTAGGATTAGTAGTAGTAAGATTATCGGGGTGACCAATTTCGTGAACTCCGTTATTATGTGCTTCAATTACTCCACCAGACCTAATTGACTTAGCTACTGATATTCCACCCTTAAACACCGCTGAGCCTGAAGTTAAAGTACCATGTGTAGTAGAGCGATCAGATGTGCTATCAACTACCAACTGGTCGCGAACTCTGGTTTGAGAAGTGGTAATTTGCACACCATTAGAAGTCGAATTATCTGGCATTAGATTAATGACCTTACCAGTACTTTGGTTAACTGCAATGTTCATACCATTTGTAGCATGAACATCAATAGTACCTTGGTGGCCACCACCAGAAGTTTCAAATCTTAAATGGTCAGATGAATGACTTCTTAAGTGAAGTACTGCACTCGGGTCTCCGTCAATAGTAGCCTGTTCGTCGTATATAACTGTCTGACTATTCATGTGAATAGTACCAGAAGCTACAACAGATAATCTGTCAAGTATCGAACCACTATCTTTTGAGCGAGTCGATAAAGTAAATGGATTACCCGTACCCGAAGCAGCTGACATCCGTACTTGTTGGGCGCCAGCCACATTCAAATCAATTATATTGCCAGATTCATTGGTATTTAAAATCAAGCAAGAACCATCTTGTCTTGAAGCATAAATTATACCACCTCTATCAGCGCCCGCGGTTCTTCTTAACGAAATTCCTAAGTGTGTATTACCATCACCTACATTGACTGCACTGCCATAGTTTTCTGTGGTTGAACCAACCTCAATGTCATCATCTATTGCAGTAACACCAACGGTCAAAGCATTATTCGACTTAGACGCGGAGGTCATAGGATTCATCGCATGCATTTGGACGAAATTCTCTGATCCAAAAAACATCCGTGGAGTTCTGAAATGAATGTGGTCTCCTCTAGGCGTATCATTACCAGTGGCAGTTGTAAAAGTATTTGTCTGTATATAAATTGCTTGTTCTCCTCTTGGACCAGAGGTTTCACCAATTCCTATATCGCCATCGTTATAATACCTAAATCCATACTCTTCAGCAGTACCCGCGATGTTATTACCAGATGAGTCCTGGTCGTATGTAAATGGGGTTGTCGAATTTGTATTTCTACGAATAGAAAACGTGCCGCCATCTCCTACAAGTCTGAAATGACCACCTGAAGTATTAGGCGCGGCTTTTCCAACGTAGCCCGGCGAGTTATGTTGACCTATAGTTTGATCCAGTTCTTCGAAATGAATACCCGCGTAAGAGCCACTTAGTTTGAGGAGCCCAGCACCGCCAGTCTTTTTAACATGTAGAGGGGCTTCTGGACCTGTAGTTCCTATACCAAGAGAGCCACCGGTGTCGAGCGTCATTTTTGATACATTATTCGCACGCCATTGTAGTTTATCGGCATCACTATTGTCTAGACGCATGGTCCAGCCATTGTCGGCAACATAGGAACCTGCTACTTGAAAATGAAGTACTGCATCAGATGTTCCGGTCGACCTCGCAGTTATTCTAGCTTCATCAGTATCGACTACTTCCAGAGTATTGCCCGCTTCAGCTACTCCAATACCAACTTTACCGTCTTTACCGATACTAAATCTAGTATTATTATCTGCTAATGCAGAATAATTCTCGTGGTTAGTATATGTTTGTACTACAAAACTTCCGGCTCTAACTCGAACTCTATCGGAAATGTCGGTATTATTTAACATATCATTACCCTTAAATAAGAGTAATTCTGAAGATTCAGTACCGCCATAAATTCTTTCTACAATTCTGGTATGAGTATCTGCTGAATCTCCAAATGTACCAGCAAATATGATTGAATTTTCAGGTTGACCAGCAGTAGAGTTTGCAGAAGCACCAATTGTAATGCTTCCTTTATGAACTGTATTACCTTCAAATGTAACTGTGTTGCTTCCTTCGGGGTATGAGAATACTAGAGCATCAGTACCAGCACTTCTTCTAAAGAACCCTACATCATCTAATGGTGCGACCATGGCTGGATTATTGTCACCATTATATTCTATACCACCACCATGCGACATCGACTGTCCTACATAGATTCTACCACTACCTTGGCTAGTACCACGAACTAGTAATTCTGAAACTTCAGCATCTGGTGAAACAATATCAATACCATGTCCGGTAAAATGACCGCCTGGTGTTACGGTTCCTACACCTACTCTTTGAGCTGACTTGTCGACAATAAATACATCATTAGTAGAATCAACTATAAGGTCATCTTTAAAGGCAGCAGCCCCTTGAATATTAAGAGTTCCATCTCCATCGATATTACCATCTACAAACAGTTTCTTTTCGATTGAAACACCACCTCTAGTATGGATTGATGCATCTTCATCTGTAGCACCAGTTGCATCTGCAGTACTATCAATTCTTATTTTTCCGTCAAATTCTGATGTGCCTGAAACGAATAATGACCTAACATCATTTTGACTATTTTCACCACCGATTTTAAAGTCTTCAAATGTTCGAACCTCACCCGGCCTAATTCTGAATAGCATATCAGTATTATAGTTTGCTCCATTGGTCGAGGTTCCTATGAAAGCAAATCCACCGTCGACATCAGTATTATGATTTCCGTCGGTTTTTTCGAATACAATAAAATCGTTAGCACCATAATTACCGGTAGTCTGCGATGACATATCGGAAATTTTAATTCTAGTACCATCTGGGTGATTGCCCGGCATGGTCGTCCTAATTCCCATTCTGAACCTGTCACCATCTGGCGTATCATTTGTATCACCACTCAGAGCATGATCGTGGATTGTAAAAAGGCCATTTGTAAACTTAAAGTCATTGTTTATTTGGACTAAATCGCCAAATGCATTACCAATTGTAGCATTATTATTGATTGTAAGATTTCCAGTTGCAGATATGTTTCCACCTGAAACAATATTACCTACATCTGAAATATTACCTGATGCATCAACATCGAAGTTACCAGATGCTGCTTGGATAGTTGTTCCTACTACTAAATTAGCACCGGCTCTTAAAGTTGATTGAGCGCGTATATCGCCATTAACATCTAATTTATAAGACGGAGCCATATCTCCGATACCAACTTTTTGAGTAGCGCCATCAAATATTACATAATCAGTGTATGCTTGAGCAAATCGAATACTTTCAGAGCCATGAGTTCTAATTCTATGGTTGGGATTGGCCTCACTCGCATCAACTAATCCGAAAGATAAATTACCGCCTGAAGCATAAGCAATATTAAATGTATCAACATTCGTGCCGGTAGTTCTTTCATCAGCTAATGCTAATCTATGAGAATCAGATGTAGTAGCTCCGTTGATCGCAAATACATTAGTACTTGGGTTCATGTCCAATATAGTATTGCTGGCAGATTCATCTCTAAATTGGTGTCTAGCTGAATCATAATATATTCTATTAGCATGGCTACTATTAGTTGAACCATATAGTTCAATATTACCACCGCCGCCCGCGGTTGCAAGATCGCCTTGTAATGTAAGGGCAGTGCCTGAAGTCCGACGTCCTATTCTTCCATCGTGAATTGTAACCCCAGCATTTGCAATATCTAAATCAGCAAGAGGATTATTTGTTCCGATACCAACTTCATTTGTAGATACATCAACGAATAGAGTATGGTTAGCATTTGAGCCAACATCTAAATCACCATGTGTGTGGGTATCTCCTGTAGTATTTACAACTCCAAATTTTGCATCGACAGTCGCTGTAGAAGTAGAACTTGATGCGCCAACTCTAAAGTCTTGAACAACATTCATTCCGCCGGAACCATTAGCTACTATAACTCCACTTGCTCCAATTATTCTATTCCCAGAGCCGTCGAGTGCGACTCCGCCAGCATCATTTTCTATTGATGTTAATCTAATTGCATGTGCTCTAAAGTCTGATTCTCTCGGTACATTTAAATCAAAAGTCTGTCCTGTATCATATCCGCCTTCAGCATTAGTTTTTAATCCGTATGTAATAAGTGATTGTTCTAATTTACTGATGTGGCCATATGCATCAACTTCTAAATCTGAAATTCTTTTAAATGAATTATGTGGGTAACCGGGAGTATCATTTACATTTCCGGTATGAGCAAAATCTTTATTAGTAACACCACTTGCAATAGTATTATGTTTTATTTCATACGTTGATACTTGAGATGCGGCTGCATTAAGAGTGAAAGAGTTTGTACCATTTAATCCATTTACACCATTAATATTAATAGTCGTATTATTCGCAGAGAAACCTGATACGGTTTGGGCAGCTGTTAATTGCCCTTGAGCATTAACTGTAAATGTTGGCATTGTAATTACTTTTTGATTCTGAGAACCAATAGAGCCGTAAGAACCAGCCGAAACTGTGGTATCAGTAATAGATACAACCTTTGTGGTTGTTTCTTCATCAGTTCCAGTAACTGTAATACCAGTAGAAGCATTCACATCTTTGACATAATGTCCACGAGTTTTTACGCCCAACTCAATAGCATTATCTAAAATTTTCATATAGCCACTACTATCAACTCCGACGTGGCCATTAATTGCATTCTCGGCTGTAGTTCCAGTAGTTTCAGCGATTGATTCATTGGAAGCTAATACACCTCCAATTTCACTTGTATCGGAAACATTTAGTGATAAAGTTCTATCTGCTTGAAGATTTCCAGTATTTCCGCGATTAGCTGAGCTATCAGTACCTGAAGTTTTTCCAGTTTCGTGAATAGATAAACCTCGTTCTGCAGTAATGATAAATCTATCATACGCCTTTTGGTCAAGGTCTCTTGCAATATGTCCTAAATCTGTATCATGTTCAGAAAGCTTTATTGCAACTGTATCTAAATCTGTATCATTGCGAGCGATTTGTAATTGTAGACTGTCTAATTCAGTATTATAATCAACAGCTAATTGATTAAAGTTTCTACGAAAATCATCAATAGTAGCTGTGGTTTTTAATCCGCCACTAGGAAAGGCTAATGTGTCAGCGGCCGCAATAGACAAGCCATAATTAACTGGAATTGTTCCAGTTAAATTTGTACCTAAAGTTAATGGTGTGTACGATGGAGTACTATGCTCTCCGCCTAATGCTCCGTTCGGTGTATTGTTTCCGCCTATTGCCATATTTGTATCCTATTTTTGGTTAAGAGCTCCGCCTTCAACCATTTTATAAATCATATCTTTTAAATCTTCTATTTCTTTTCTTAAGCTCACTATTTCTTGGTCTTTGGTTAGTTGATGTTTCTTTTTTTCCATGTACCTTTCATAAGCTTCGTTGTCTATATTTATAACAGCGTGCGATGATTTATCGCGAACTAAACTAGGATTATTTTCAACATGTAAATATTCTTCACTCATTATGCTGTTGCTATCGCTCTAAAGTTCATACATCTTGGAATTATTGCGCTGTCATCTCCTGTAATATTTCCTGCGGTGTGTGTACTTAATACTAATTTAATTTGGAATAAATCAAAGTTATATTCAGCAGCAGCCGCAGAGTCAGGTGTTCTAAAGTGGACTTCGTTGAATCCGCCTGCTACAGGTATTTCGACCGAATCTAATTTAGTAAACGTCCCACCTCTTGTAAATCTGATATAAGCTTCTACATTAGCCTGTGGTGCTGGTCGTTGTACATCTAGATAACAATCTACTCTTGAAGCAGCACTATCTAGTCTAACCATATTTGTAATATATCGAGCCTTAGCAGTACCATGAGTAGCGCCTGTTTCTCCTGTTAAATTTGCTCCACCATTAATTGTATTAGCAAAAGTCAGTAAAGATAATCTATCCAAATCAATAGTCGGTGTTAAGAACTCGTTTCCGGTCGATAATTCACAATATAATTGAAGTTGAGTAGGATCGTCATACTTAATAGTTTCGCCTAATTCTAGTACTTCATTAGGTTCTATTTGATACGTTGTTGTTACATTTGCTTGAGATTTTACTTTCAAGAAATATCTTATTTCGGTTTCTGGTAATACAACTGATTCTGCTATTAAATTAATAGAATCAATTCTTAGTTGATTACTTGAACTCAATGCTGCGTCATAAACATTTTCAGGTGATATCGTTACAAAATCTCCGTATGCAGTGTGTGTTGAAGAATTACCAACTGTTCTAGAGTATGGAGAGGATGTTGATAATTCACTTTCGTTGAACTTAGCATATCTTAAGTGAAACTTAAAGTCTTTATTTTGGTCTGGTGTCCAAGTTGATGCATTAGCTGATTTAAGAGCTACACCAGTATAAGGGTTCTTTGTAATTCTTTTACCAGTAGTGACATCATCTTTACCAACTTCTGAATGCCATAGGAAATATTCAGGCGAATTAGATAATACTACAATAGCATATTCAACCCCGCCTTTAAGATGGACTAATGACTCAAAAGTAAATGTTGTTGCAGTCGCTGCAGTAGTAGATACATTAACTTCGTCAAATTCTTTTTCTACTTCAGAAAAAGGAATTACGTTTTGAGTTGGTATACCATTTTCACATGGTACAAGCTGTATTCTCACTGGTAATGCGTTGTGCTTCTGTCTGAAGAACAAGTCAACATCTTTTACAAATACTCCTGCAGGATATTGGTCGGGGTCTACTACAAACGTTTGAGCTAATGGGTCAACGTGACGAATAGCCTTAACAGCTTCTTCAGTTCTTGTAACAGACTTGCTCTCTTTTACTCTTCGCTCACTAACTTTTACAGTTCTTGTTGATATTATAGTCTCTTGGAGTGTATTTACTATACCACGAGCAGTATACGTAGCCATGGCATAAGTAGTTGAGATTGATAAATCATTTGAAGTATTATCAATTAATCTAAATTCTCTTTCTCCAGTTTTAAATCGTAATCTTCTCTGATTAGGAATAATAAAATCACCGGAAACTCTACCTCGACTATCACTTACAATCGCGCTACTGGTAATGCTACCACCTTCGCTAGTGGGCCGACTATTGAATCTGTCTCGTCTAGTTATATTGTTTCTCCACCTTCTACGAGTATAACTTGAATTTCCTGTGGCGTAACTAGAAATATTTACACCATCAAAAAACGGGTAAAGAGTAGTATTTGGTTTAAACCCGCTTCCGAAAAAATAAACTCTCCTAGAACGAATAAATGGTACAAAAGATACATCAACTATCTTATCACCTAAAGATTGCGTGATTGGTGGACCTTCTTCGGCGAATTGCCTAATACCAGTCCTTGTCATAGTACCTTTTTCTGCTTTTTGCTCAATTTGAACTCGAGCTCGCCGTAAATTTGTAGTACTTACTGTGCCTCCATTAAATGTTGGAAAATTAGTAGATGCTGGTGTCCACCGCCATCTCCTATTGCTTCTCAGCCGCCAGCTACGCGTAGCGGCCGTAGGCCAGAACCCAGGTGTTGTAGTTCCTAATCCACGAGCCACAGCCTGCGCGCCAGTTATTTCACCTAAATTTGTTTTAGTTACCTTACCACTCCAAGTAGTATTCCAATCATTCCAGCGGGTGCCTTGAGAAGCTAACTGCTCATTCATTACATTTAATAACGCATCTACGTTACCATCTTGTTTAATAATAACATCTGGTCTTCGTCTAGTATCTTTCCAATGGTCTGACGATGGAGAGAGTCTTACTTTACCTACCCAAGATGCAACATCGAATGGATTAACACTTACAGCAACTGCTGCTTTGTCTTGATTAATTAAAGTTCTTACAGAAGTAACTGGTAGTCTAATTAAGTCTTCTCCTGCTGGGTCATTTGCTGCTCCAGTTTTTGGTGTAGAACCAAATGTCGCATCAGTAGTAAGATTTGTAGCAGTATTTCTAATGCCCAAATCCTGAGAAGTGAACGAAGGTCTTAATATACCTTCTTCGGGGTCTACCGCAATAGCAAATCCAGGGTCGCGAGTATCAGATTTGCCGTGTCCTTTAAACTCGTCAACTAAAATACCATTCTTGAATCGGTCACCAGTATTATCAAATATTTGTTTATCTGATGTAGCTTGTTCTAATAAAGATAATGATGTATAATATTCTAAACTCTTAACCCGCTTTTCAAGTTTACCAATGTCACGCATTGTGTATCTTTTATTATTTTTATATTCAATTTGAATGTTTTGAACCGAATTTGTAAATGGAGGTATATACAATTCGTAAAGCATCATTGAGTCATTTGGTACTTCAAGTGGAACTCCCGCGATTGAGTTACCTTCTAAATAAACAAATTTACCAGCAGTATTTAATACTATACGGTCGTGACGATCAAGATAAAATTCTATTCCGCCTATTTCGATTATACCATTTGGGTCTAAATCTGAATGAGAAGTGTGTCTAAAATCTAAAAAGTCACTTGCAGGAGCACCATCAACAAATGGTAACTCAGCTCTGTCTAAATCGCCGACCCCAGTATCATCTAAAGGATAAGAGTCTACAGAAAAGAAGCTTCCTGGTGTAGTATGCTCAAGGTATCTATATGCAACATTAACTGCAGTAGAAGATAATGCTTTAATACAAATCAATCGGCCATTTCCATAAGTTGTGGCAGTGGCGCCATCTTCCATTATAAAGTTATCTGCTAAATCTGTTCCACTTCCGTCGGCGGCTGAATTAATTGAAGTTATTGAAATTATATCACTGTTACTTAAAGCGATTGTATCACCAATAGCATATGCTGCAGCTCCAACAGTTGTTGAACCATCAGTTTTTAGAGTTTTAGTACCGGCCGAACCAGTAATTCTCTTGGAGAATGTAACATCTACATTACCAGAAGATAATCCTAATGTTAATGTTGCGGTGTCCAGAGTAGAAGTTGTAGTACTTAATGCAACATTTGTCACAGCAACCGGAGCACCTGTAGATTCATTTACTACAATATACTCGTTTGGATTATCGTGATATAATTCGGCCGAGGTTATAGTAAAGGCAAGAGTATTGCTACTTACTGATTGATTTTGTAATTTATCTCTAACTGGAATTTTAATTCCAGTAGATGTTACACCACTTGGTGTTAAAGTTTTAATTACTTCGTAGGGTAAATAGAATATGTTATTATTCTCGCCAGTCTGCTCAATGTTCATGCCCCGCGACTTGGCATTTAAGTATCCATAAAATCGGTTTGAGCCATCGTTTTCGGCGGAGGAAGTACCCCCATAAATTGTTCTTCCACTTGAAATAGGCTCACTATCAGTATTATCCACATGCTGAGCGACATCATAAACAAAAAGTCTATATTTTTTGCCGGTATATTCTATTCCTTTTATCTTACAAGTTGCAATATTTAATGTACCTGCAGCAAAACCAGAAGTACTGACTCCATTTGAAATAGTATAGGTTTCAGTATTTACAAGCTTGGGTAAAAAATCTATTCGGTCTACTTCAATATAAGAGCCAAAGGTAGCCTGAATTTTAATACCTTCCTCTTTATCAGTAGTACGTCCTTTGTTCTGAGTTGAGGTTTGCTTATTTAAAATTTCAATTCTTTGGCCCTTAACATATGCGGTAGAAGGTTCAAGTGTTACAGTAAATTTAGCTTTATCACCACTATCGGAACGGCCGTTATTAAAACCAGTATCAAAGTCTTCTCTTAAATCTAATTGGAATGGCTGTAGCGCATAGTCACCACTCTCTTCAAACGTCCTTAGTGCTAAAGTTTCTCCTATTCTGCTATATTTTGTGTCTACTGGTATTACTGGCTTTGACTCGGTTGCTATAGGTAATACATCAACAGTGTTTAATACAGTAGTTGCAACAACATTATTTGTTCTATCAATATCTGTGTTATCTGATATTAAAACCAATGTAAGTTGCATTGTATATCTATCAGCACCTGGAGCAGAAAAGTTTGGTGAACCAGTAGCATTATCATATAAAGTAGAATCATTTGTAGCATTTATAATTGGTTCTGTAATAAGAAATCCAACCGACCCTTCAATTGTTTCGAGTGGAGCAGATGAAGTGGTGTCGACATATTTAGTTTGCTCAGGCGCTTCTACAAAATATCCTTTTACGAAATAAATTCCCTTTGCATTGTGCATCTTAAATGCATAACCAGATGTTATTGCTCCGGTACCATTTCCAATTGCAGCATCAGAGGCTATAGTAATACCTCCACCAGAAAGAGCTTCACCCGTCTTAAAGTCAGCAAAGGTTCTACTTCCGCCCGCAAAATTAGTAGTGTCTGAAGTATACCTAAGATAAAATCTGTAGTCATTATCAGATTTTAATTCATAGTCCATAATAGTCGCAGAAACATCAGCCCCATCATAGCCCGAACCAGAAGCTCGGCAATATATCTTTTTACCAACTAATGGTCTAGTAGTATCTGCTGCAACTAATGCTCCGTTTGCAGTTAATGTAACATCTATCCATTGAACTTTATTATCAACATCAATTTCGCCATCTAAAACTGTAGAGCCATCTTGAAATATGTGTTGACCAAACTTATCAATTTGGTCTTGTATAGCAGACTGCATTTGATTCAACTCGCGGGTCTGTACTGCTCTACCGGGCTGAAATAGTATTCTTAAATAATTCTTTGATGAATTACCTTTATCGCTATAGTCGTCCCAGTAAGGGCTTCCTTGAGTTGTTGTTGTATCGATAGCCATATTTTATCCTTTAAAATTGTAATATAAGTCTTACTTCTTCAGTTTGTTGTGTATTTCTTGTAATTGGTTTTCTAGTATCTACAAATAATACATCGCCTTCACCTTGAACATATTCACCGCCTTTTATTACAGTATATGCAAGAGCAGAACTTCCAATTTGTGTACCATTTGGATTTCTAAAAGTAAGACTTCCGCTGGACGAAAAGGGAAATTGATTTATTTGCCTAGCCGAATTTTGATGGAAATAAATTCTGAAACCACCTTGTTGACTACCAGTATCGTTAGGATCAGCATCTGCGGGATCACTAGTTTCAAGTCTAGATACTTGGTCTAACCAAGCCCTTGCTTTCACTCCGCTACCAATATCTTGTTCGACATAAGCACCTGGAATTGCATTTGCTGCAGCAGCATTAGCTTGAGCGGTAGAATCATTTAAACATTGGAAATATTGTAAACAATTTAAAGCTTGTTCTGCAGTGTAGTCGGTTTCTGACCAAGGTGAGTCATCTTCAGCATGATCACCAGAACTGTATTTAGTTGCCATAGTATTATTAGTGTCAACTAGTAAAGATACTTCTCTAATCTGAACATCTACTAAAGCTTCTTCAACATATTCATTTTCGCCAGCGTTATCTCCAGTTGCCTCATTACCAACTCCGCCTTTAAAGTCTGCAGAAATACCTGCGTAATAAGAAGGCATATCTAATTGTGGTGAATGACCGAATCCATTCTGTGGTGCTATCAAGCAATCTATTTCAGCTTTTTCAAATCCAGCAGCATCAAAATCTCCTTGTCCTGTTGCAATTCCACCTACAGTTAATGAAGAATCTGTGATTACTAAACTAGCTTCTTTAATTCCACCACTTCCAGTTTCTGTTAGCCCGGTCACAGCACTACCAGCAGAATTTGTAGTATTTGTTCTTCCATAACCTAAAGCCTGAGCTTGTGTTAAAGTCCAATTTACTCTTGCAATCTCCCCGTTAGTTCCTGTAGTCACTGTGCATGTATTATTTGCACTGATCGTGTCACCATCAATATGTTTACCTACAATAGTTGCATTTAAAGTTGTGGGGTGAACGCCTGGATAGCTTTTCCCGTTTCTAGTTGGGTGTATATGAAATCCATATAGTAGACCAGCAGTTCCTTGTGCTGCTCTTGAACGCCCGTTAGTAATGCCTGATAAAATTGTATCAACATCTTCATTTCTAGGTAAATCGATGAATGTTCTAGAGTCAGAAAATTTATTAGCATCTACTCTATTAAAAGTAAAAGCATACGCCCAAATATAATTATCAGTTGAATTTTGGACTGCCGTATATGGAAATAAAGTACCGGCTATCATTGGTGGAATTACTTCAGATGTTACTCCACCATTATTATTTCCTAAACAAACATATACTCGTTGTACATTATCAGTACCAGTATATAAAGCATAACATGGAAGAAAGTCACCATCATTTGCAGCGTCAAAACAAGTTGGGTCGGACGGATTATATACTTTGAACTTTCTACCAATTTGAAACTTTATCTGTGGCACTAATCTTTTAACATCAGTGGTTCCAACCTTAATCAAAGTCATAAGATTCTTTTTAACATCATCTTTTTCTATTACACTACCAGTAGGTACGGGTGGGTCAAACGCAGTAACTGATTCTAAATCGCCTTCGGTGTCTGCCTCGTATGGGTCTGTCTTACCAATTCCCACGTAATAGTTTTTACCACCTGAGCCTTGAGCCGTAAACACATCGTTAAAAAATCTGTCGATGTTGTTTTTTCTAAAATCGTCTGTTATAATTGCTGCCATACTTACCTTTTATTATTAGAATTATCCTTATTTATATAGTTTTACCTACTTGTTTTTAATAAATTATTAGACTTATGCTATACTGCACCGCCATCTGTTATTATCCAGTTTTTACCTGTTATACTTGATGCCGAAGATGTATGAGAAGTTGTCAATACTGCCTTAGAGGTAACTGGATTAGTTAATACTGAATCTACCGTTGCGCTAGAATCAAGTTGAGTTGTTTTTGCTAATATATTTTTATAGTTACTACTTCCAAAATGAGCATTAAATTTATCTGCATCAGTAAATTGGATTGTCATAGCATTTGTACCTGGCGCAGCTATAACTGCAGAGATTACGGGTTCTGCTTGATTAGTTGCATCTGTAACTTTAGGAGTACCAGAAATTCCTGTTCCACTTACAGTCATTCCATTTACTATAGTGCCTGATAGAGTACCAGTCAATTTAAGTTTATTTGATGTGAACACCAAATTTGAGTTGTTGCCTACAACGCCATCTCCCGTAGAAGTCAGTGCCGGTGTTATAGTAATTGTTCGTGCTCCAACTGCTGTTACTGTACCAGGATTTGGGAAATCCGCGTCTCCCATATCTACTGTCATACCAACTTCGATACTTCCAATAGCATTACCAGATGCTCCTGTAAATGTATCGACCGGAATTACTGTATGACCAGCTATACTTGGGAATTGAAATTGGACATTAGTTGTAATATTTTGAGTCAGGTTAGCGGCTGCTCCATTATCTTGTCTTACGATAGTAATAACATTTCCAACTATAGAACCAATTACTACTGTCATACCACTTGGGAACCCCGCATTTTGTGATTTAACTATATCACCGACTGCTAAGTCCGCAATGGTTTGTGTTTCTCCATTTGTGAAGTTCTTTAAGGTAATTGTATTTGAACCACTGGCAACTGAACTAGCAGCTTTTGCAAACTTCTGATTTATCTTAGCAGTAACAGCTGCTGTAGCAGTTCCACCAGTAATCGCTCCGGTAATAAATACTCCGCTAGGTAATGAACTATTTTGTGACCAAGTTAGATAGCATCGGTTTAGTTCGTCTGTATTAATTTTGTTATTAAGGAACGCGTCTTTGAGACCTCCAGCGGTTCCTCGAACTAAAGAGTTTATATTTCTACTATGCAATCCAATAACCTTTAGCGTTCCACTAGTAGCACTAGATAATTTAGCTAAGTTAGCCATAGTTGTTACATTAGAAGTATCCATACCTCTCATATCAAGAGTTACTAGAGCTGAGCAATTTTCGAATGCGGAAGTCATATCAGTTACAGCACTAGTATTAGTTACTCCTGCAACAGTTGTAACACTTTTCAGTTTTACGCAATCTTTAAACATTGTAATCATACCAGTTGAACTAAATGGATTGTTACCAATATATGCGGTCTCTAAAGAATTTTTCCAATTAGCTCTTGCTGTGGTTTTAGCCGAACTGGATGCAGTTGATGAACTAGCAGATGTAGTACTAGAAGAGTTTAGTACATGATAGCTGCCTGATATTTTTATGTCATATGTATTTCCAACTCCACCAGTGTATGTGTGATATAAATCTTTGTCTCCGGTAAATTTAATAATATTAGTTGAACCATCACCCCAGTCCACGAATGCACCCATCGCGCCACTAATATTTTGTAATGGCAGAATAATTGAAGCATTAGTTCCAGTAAAGCCATTAGCTGCAGAGAAGTTAACATTGAATACTGAATCAGTACTACTAGGTATTGGTGTAAATTTCTCCTCAGCAATATCAGTATAATTTGTTGTTTTATTATTTACTGTAAATGATTCATTTAACTTTACACTAAACTTATCATCTTCAATCGCGTGGAAATACTCGCCCAGTGTTTTCTTATTATCTGATATAACCCCTCTCCAAGATATAACTGGTATTTCTTTAGAGGTCATTTGTGGATTAGTTTTATATGTAAATTCACCTTCTACCAACTCTTTAAGAGAAGGTTCTGAGCCATCAACTAAATCAACCCGCGGACTATAAAATTGTACTGGGTCTTCTGTATTTCTTGGATTTCCTTGTATTAAGCAATCGACTTTGATGTGAGCAATATTTGAACTAAATATCCAATCACCCTGTTTAGTATTTGTAACAGTACTTATCTTATTGGTATTACCTGCAAGGTATATTCCACTATCAGCATGAGCTGAAAATCCAGTAGGGTCTGTAGATGCTGGGTGTATGTGAGCTACGAACAATAACCATTTATCATTATTTCCTTTAGCAGATTCTGCAACACTTGTAGCAGAGTTCGGCCCAATATCAAAATCATTAATAAATGTTCCAATTGGTGTTTGGGTATTTCCATTACTCACTTCTAACGGAGTTGTAATTGCAGCATCAGTAGCTCCACGCCATCTAATAATTTTGTGAGCTCCCATATCACTAGTATAACTAGAAGAGCCGGGTGAATCAGCAGAGAATGTAGTATCAGATTGTTTTACCCAAACTGAGAATCGATACATTCTTTTGCTATCTACCGCAACTGATGGAGTCCTAAATCCACCATCAAAGTAACTAAAGTTGGTTGAAACATTACCTGGGCTATCATCTCCTGTTGGGTCTTCTGATATATTACCCTTAATAACTTCTCCAGTTCCTTTTTCTAATCCAAATAGAGGGTCTTCATAAGCTACTACTTGGCCATCGGTTAGTGAATTTGTGAAATAATCAGTCACGACTTGCGTCTGACCAGGGCTTTGGTGTACAATTGATTTTATGTTAAGAGGAGACCCTATGTAAAGCGTTTCTTTCATACCTGCTTTAAGCACCCCACTACCAACAGTACCAGTTTTTGCAGCCCGCTCTTTTAGGTTAATAGTTCGAGTTGCTGGTCTAAATGTTAAAGTAGTATTATTGCTAATAGTAGCTGCTTGGCTTAATACAATAGGAATAACAGACTTTCCAGTATCATTATCTCCTTTAGTGCCTTCATAATTTACTGATGCGACAGTAACAGTTCCACTGATTCCAGTTCCAGTTACCCGCATACCTGGTTCGATCGCTCCCATTGTTGTAGCTGGGCTATTTCCAATATTATAATTAGTTGTACTAGTAGCAGTCCCTGTTACCTGACTCTTACCTGCAATTGAAGGTGCAGTTTGGTTACCATTAATTTTAGCACTAACGGCTTCTGGCGAATCACCATAGGCATCAGATACTGTAACAGTTCCCATTCCGTTTGTTTCAAAATTACTTGGAAGAGTTGATAAGCCATAATCTTTTAGTGGACCAGTCGCAGTAAATATATCTCCGACAGATGGTGTAAAGGTTCCAGCTAATCCTGTTGGGTGTATCGACCGCCATTCTCTTGGGGAATTATTTCCAACTGTTTTAACTGTAGCCCGTTGCCCAGCGACTAATTCTGAAATTGGAATGTCTTTTGTTGCATCATCTCTTGCAGAAGCTGCATTAAATTTAGGTCCGACAGCAAATTTCATTGGTATACTATATACAGCGGTTTGATTTCTTCCGTAGTTAAACCCTCCTTTACCACTCACCATTGTTACACTTTGAATTACTCCACTATTCTGAACTATTACATTTGCAAGACCACCTTTACCGACAGCCTTTGAGCCAGTATCAATTATAGGAACGTTTGAATATGTCTTACCACCACTTGCTCCCGTAAACCCAGTGCCGGCAGTAGTTCTAGTAAATTTTCTTAATACTCTAAAAGTATTATCTGTATTTCTTGCTTCCCATATTGCGTCTCTACCACCGAATGGGGTCAAATCCATTTTACCAATATTTTCGTATGTAGTGGTGTACGGTGAATTAGATGAACCAGAATTTATTTTTGTAGGATTGCCAACTGGAGTAAAGAAGTTGGGTGAGTTAATTAAATCTGCCGGAGTATTACTTTCATTTCCACTTGTGGTTGTGTGAATATTAATATGTTCATTGCCGTACGACGCAGTCAATGTGCTAGCATTTAATGGGAAAGGAAGATTACCTGCAAGTAAATTACTTTCTTGACCATTTAAAGTATCTAAAGTAAGTAATGAATTTGAGTAGGGCTTTGTATTATCGCCCATTCTTAGTTTATACGTATTAGTTGCAGCTCCAAATTTTATTCTAGTTGAGAATAATGAATCTTCGCCAATACCTGGAGTATTAGATTTTAAATCATATTTTCTTCTATCGATAACATTAATTATTGTTTCTCTTCGTGCATCAATAATCTCTTTACCTTCTGCGAGGTCGGGGTCAACACCTTCTTTAACTCTTAAAGATTTAATATAAAAGTATTCGCCTGATGCATCTCCACTATAAGCTGCAACATCTCTTTCGGGTATTGCATTTCCGTTTAGATTAGACACAAACCTAAATACTGGTGTTGGGTCTTCTGTATCAGATCGAGTAAAGAACTTATGAGTGAATGGAACCCAAGAACCCTTAGTAGTAATTACAGTTTTGTCCGTAGAAAGATAGTCAAATCCTGCACAAGGCCCAGTATTTATTTGGTGTGTACCCTTAGTATTTTTAAATAGTGGATTTCCGTTAGCATCTGATACTGGCTGTCCTCTAGTCTCAGATAATTTTCTTGGATTGACTCCAGCCATCACACATAATTTTTGTAACTTACTATTACCACTTGGAATAAATACCTGTCCACTTATTTCGTATTGTGTATTCGGAGTATATGTTCTATCTCCGGTTGTAACGTCATACGGGAATATAGTTCTATCACTACCAAAATCAACATAATGAATATTTTGTGAAGTCGCAATAAATTTAAGAACCCCGTAATTTCCTTTAGGTATACCCAAGTATAAAGTGCTACCACTTTTCTTATTGCCAACCTGAGCGTCCGAATCATATGTCTCAATAGATGGTACTATAACTTGTCCGCCCGTAGCTAATGCTCCATCAACAGCTGTAATACTAGAAACATCAAGTGGTCTATACGCAGCGGTTCCATAATTTGGGTCAGTGTTTACTGAACCAGTGAAAGTTACTGGTGGGTCTGCGACTATTGATTGGAATTTTCCTTTATAAATAAGTTTTCTTTTCTTTCTGATATTTAAATTTTCTAATTTATAAGCAAATGCGTGTTTCTTTTCGTGAGCATTAACAATTGCAGAAGCTTCTACGCTTCTTCCAGTATATCTAGTTGCATCTCTGTCAGTTACATTATCTAAAACAATTTTAGAATTGGCAGTATTACTATCCATATATACGACATGCTTATTAGCACCATCTCTTACTAATCCATTATTAGCTCCTGCTGGTAATACTTCTATAAATGCACCGGTCATACCGTCACCACTAACTGAGTAAAATTGAATAACATTTTCTCCATAAGTTAGCCATTCAGTTTCAAACATAAACAATCCGTAATCATTTAGTGCACCTGGGAAAACGCCGTCATAGTTATGATGTGCTTCATTGTCCGCAGATAATCTAGCTGAATGGTCCATTTGGAAATTATCATCTGGTATTGAGATAGTCTGATTATTAAACTGCCACTGTTGTGGTATTTTTGCTATTCCTATTCTGTCACTATTAGTATTTTTAACTCTTAGTGTATGGCCATTATGAGCTAATAGCCAACCATTTTCGACTTCTTTTACAGATAAAAAGATTCGTGCAAAGCCTTCTGCAGAACTATGGAATATAAATTCGTGTGGACCATCACCATTACCATTACTTTGTGGTACATGTGGGTTTCCTCTAGCATTGTTCATACCAGCATACCCAAATAAATTATGGTATGAACCAATCTTATCGCCACCGCCTATGTATAGATTACTAGGAAAGTTATAATCGTATAAACGTTTACAATCGAAATTAACTTCATATTCTACTTCTTTGTCGAAGAGTCGGTTATCTCCAATAGAATTAAGTTCTGTAGAATCTGTACTAATAGAATCCTCGAGCGTGAAAGTAACTGGTTTAGTTACAAGTGATAATGGTTTAGTAGAGTCTGGTATACTAATCTTACCCGGCGCTAATCTAGATACTTTAATTTGTAATGCAGGAGCTCCTGAGCTTCCTATTTTTGCATCTGGTATTGTAATTATTTCGCCTTCTCTAAAATTACATCCTGGTTCTAATATCTGCGACCTTGCATAATAATGATTACCGGCTTTGCCAAAAGTAATTAACAATTTAGCTCCAACACCAGAATGGCTGGTAGTATAATCAGAATCAGTTAAAGTGAATGCGGTGGCGGTAAGACCTGAATATAAGATATTGGAATGGCCATTGCTTACATCATCAACATTTTTAATACCACCCGATTTTAATACAAGGGCATTTCCACCAGCATTTAATATAGCATTTTTAAGTTCGCCATTTAAAATTTTATTTTCTAAAACTGCACCATTTGGAATAACATCTGGTCTTGCACCTGATGTTTCGGTAGCAGGTATTGATGTTATCGGTTGGGCTTCATATGCATGATAGGATTCGCCCGAAACTGTTTCATCGGTGGCTCCTCTATCGTGTTCGGATATTGTATATCTGAAATCAAATTCTTTTGTATTGCCTCCTGTTAATGTAGATTTATTAACTAAAGCTGCTGATGCGACATTAATACTAGCTGGATATTGAGATACTCTATGTTTTGGAAGTGTTAAGCATTCTTCGTGTGCTCTTTCAGTGCCATCTAAAACTTCTACAGTCGGAGTGCCAAACTCTATTTCGTCGGCTGAAGATGTAGCATTATAGAATTGATATGCCCTAACCAATAGCCTTCTAGTTTCAGTAGAAGCAAGCTGGAACGATTTAGTTTCAAGGTTTTCTATCTTCTTACCAGTAGAATAGTCCCATACCCCTACAAAGTCTGGTATAACACCTTCTATAAATGTAGGCCTTGCGTTATCATCAGAAGTTACATTCCTTGTAGCTTTAATATAGCCACTTACTAGATACCATTTATTTGATTCTAATTGCGTGTTTTGAAGATTATAACTAAGGAAATAACGATTCTCTGCCCCTATTTTAACTACTTGTGGATTATTTACAAAGCTAGTAATCACTGCGGCGGTTCCGCCATTAGTAATTTTATTAGTAGTTCTAGATATATTAGTAAACAGTTGGATTCTTTTATTTCCATTGTCTGCATCACTCAAGCGATTTATGTAATAATAATCATAGTTGCTACCATGATTTAATTCTTGGTTACTTGAGTCAAAATCACTATTGCTGAAATGCTTAAATAATACTATATTACCTGTTGATATTGAAAATGATGAAGGTACTTCAACTATAGTAGAATTGGCTGTACAAGTAACCGATTGAACTGTACGGGTATGGTATGTAGACAATCCAGTTTCACTCCCCTCTGCGAGATCAATTAATGGAATATCGGTAGAACTATTTGATGCGTCTCCAACATTTCTTCCTCCGCCGACGTTACTAGAACCAGCTTCTTCAGCACCACGAACGCCAAAGTATATGTTACCATCATTACCAGCTCTAGATTTTATTTTAAACGGGAATGTAAATTTATGATCTTTATACGGGTTGACTTCGACGTATGGTGAGTGATATCCGCCATCATTTGCATTATCGGTAGAACTATTTTTTGCAATCCATGTAACTTCTTTTTCGCCGAATGGACCAGTAGAAATACTTCTTAGTTGTTCTTCAGCTGAACCATTCATACTCCACTGTGAGCCATTGACAATATTATTTCCATCGCCAGGAGTCCATGGTAAATAAGGACTCAGTAAATTTGTATCGGTAAATGAATCATCGACTTCGTGTAAGCCCGATAGTTTTTGATTTCTATTTAATGTTCCAATTGCTATACTATTTGTTTTAACACCATTAACAGTACCAGAATCTAATAGTGCTGGAAGAACTTGGGTTTTTCTTATTAAAGTAAAGTTAGTAATTGTTACAACTGCGTCAGAGTCGTCCGCATAGAAATAAAGTCCTCGGTTGTCTGATTCAGTCGCAGTAAGATTTGTTAAGCTCACCGTTCCACTAGTTGCAGTTGTTCCTAGGGTATGTCCTCCAACACCTTCAAAGTTGAAATATGCAGTTCCTGTTGAAATAGAATTGATTTCAAAATCAAAACTAATATCATAATTACCCGCTCCTATTTTTTCACCATTGGGTAATCTAAGATTATAATATCTACTAGCACCTGTACTAAATTGAATTTTAAAATCTTTAATATCAGTGGTAGCTGACTTTATTACTGTTATACCAGAACTTACACTGCTCTCTTTTAAAGTGTTGGATAAATCTACTGAGCCAGAGAAAGTTGTCTGAGGCGCATCTAAGCTATTCATGTGTAGAATATTTTTGATACCCCATTCTGGTGCATACTTTGGAATACTATCAAATTCAATAGCTTCACCATCAACTCGTTTTATAGAAACCTTTTTAATTAACAAAGATGGAACGTGAGCACCAAGCGCGCCTGAATTTGTATAATTATTAATAAGTACTAGATTAAATTTCTTGGCTCCAAAATCAAATTTACTAGCAGAATCGGTTGTTACATCTTGATAACCGTGCTCTGGGTCAAAGGGCGGGTTAATCCCACCAACCGTTTTAGTAAACGTTTTCTCTACACCAGCATTTAACAAGAAATTACTGGCTATGCCCCAGTTATATGTATTAAATCTATCAGTACCTAAGCTATTATTAGATGCATCTAAACTCTGCAGGCCAGCATATACTCTTATATTTCTGTTCGATATATTTTTATAGGTAACTTCTATTTCAAACTTAGTATCTAAATTATCAATTATAGAACGATTATTAAGATTAAGCCATCTAGTACCACCAGTAACTACAACGCCATTTAATTCATCGTCATAATATATCGCGCCGGAGTTGTCTCTGTTAGTTAATGAATCAATGTCGCGGAAACCTTGACTAGTAAATGCGTCACTAAAATCATAATTTTCTAATAAAATCTCTTTAACATTTTTAGGAGAAGCCGCTTCTTTTTTGCTACGAAGAATAGCGTCGTCGAGCATAACCTGGCCATTAGCATGAACCCGCAATGTTTTGAATGTTCCAGCAGTTCCTAAATCAACTATAAGTGGTGCGGAATAATTTAATCCCTTTTCAGCATCTGGTAGTTGGTAAAATTTATCTCTTTCAAATGGACCGTGTCTTATAATTGGAATTGCCGGTGTACCGGATAATCCAGCAGTACTAATTGTATTTGATTGATACTGCAGAGATACCGTTTTTGCTGCAGTATCACCTGTATTTTCACTAATTCTTTCTATACATCTTTCTTCATCAAGGCCCACTGTGGTCGAGGAATCAGTATTAGAATTTCTTACACCAATAAATGAATGGGAAATTCTCTCGCCATTGATATCACTTGACTGAGCAAATTCTGTTTGTCTGTTGGGTGCTCCAAAGTATCTTGCCAATGCCCATCTTAAACCTTCAGTGCCTACCGCTCCAGAAGTATATTGATAACCAGTAGCAGAATCAAAATTATATCCACCAGTTGGCTTTACCGACGTGCCTAATCTAGTTGCGTTAACTTTACATTTTGCTGCATCGTATGTGTATATAGCAACTATTAAACCAGATTCAGTATTTTTAAGTTTATCGTGAAGAGCATGTTCAGCTTCATCAGAAGTAGAATGGCCAGATACACTCCCGCCATAAGTATCAAAGTAAAAATGTCTGTACTTGTTAGGCGCGTATGTGTCTCCGTCACTGGTGACAGTTCCACTGGTTTGATTAAATATAATTACATTGTGGCCTCTAAATCGTTTATTGTAAGTATTATCACCACTACCACTTCCATTACCAGAAGTCTCTTGAGAAACGGAAGGGTCACTAAATTTAACACCATGCCCCGAGGTGTGGTAATTTAAATTAGTACCAGTACATTGTATTGCATCAAATACTCTACTGTCATTTTGGTCTTCGGGCCTACCAGAAGCAGTTGAACTATAATCTGAAACAACAACTTCAACTTTATTATCTGCATAGCCTTTAATTGATAGTTCTCTAAAATTACCATCAGCCACTCCACGAAATTTAGTTCCTGCTAAATATTTTCCTTTAATAGAGGTACCACTGGTTTCTTTAAGTTTGAATTTTAGTTCTAATTCGCTTTCCTGAGTCAGCTCTCCGCCCGTACTAATTGCAGTACCATTACCGTCAAGCTCGATATATCTTTCATCAATTGTAGTTGAATCATCAGTAGTATCTAAAATTGCCTTTTTGGCATTTCCACTCAATACATCAGATGGACCTTCTAGTTTTAATCCTTTTTCATAGTTATAGGCTACATCACCCATTCTATTGAACTGAGATTGTTTCTGCGCAAAGAAGGCCGATTGAAATTCGTATAGAATAATTTCTAAGTAAGCGTTATAGAAGTATTCTAACCAACCAGGCTGGTATGTAGGACTATGAGAACCGTCACTAACTTGGTTTTGAAGAAGTCTAAAGGTACCAATAGGATCAGAAGCTTTAAACTCTGGTGGCTTAAAGAATTCGCCTTCAGCATTTGGAGCTTCAACACTATCACCTAAAGGCATATATGTGTCTTCTTGATAAGGCTTTCTTATTTTTACCAATTCCAAGAAAAGAGCCGTGAAGAATTTCATTCCAGCTGGGTGAACTAATTTATTAAATTCTGTTTCCCAACTGTCAACTGATAGCTTAGTTCGAACAACATAAGAAAACTCTTGAAAGTAATCACCATCATGCAATTTCATAGCATCAGATAAATATCCGCGAGTATCTTTCCAGCGAATCACTCTTGGATACGCAGTACCACTCGAAGACAGACCATAATTTAATTCTTCAATTACTGGAATAGATGTAACATCTGGGTTATCATCATATCCACCACCTTTAATAGCTTTTGCAACCACGATGCTCGAGCCTTTATTTGTGATATTCACGCTTCCGCTGTTATCTAAATCAATATCAATTATCGTATTCTGTGGTACAACCTTATTAGAAAGAAAGTTAGACATCTCAGTATCAGATGCTAATGCAGGAATAAAGCTAAATCCGTAATAATACAATGGACCATCGGGGTTCTCTACCGCCGCGCCAGTCAATGAAGGCTTTAGTGCAGAGCTTCCAACACTACCGAAATTGTAGGCTGAACCAATTGCACCCGGGTATAAATTTACTGTATTCACTCCACCACCACTGGTTGATGCATTAGTTAGACTAGATGTCAATGGTGCTGCAGCGTAAGCAGTATTTAACGCAGCAATTTTAACCGCGGTCAAAGTAAATTCATCTTTTTTAAATTCTAACGATTGGCCCGTGTTTAAATTTACTGGATTAGTAACAACCAAAGCTCCGGTGGAGGTATTATAACTTACAACAACAGTATTGCCTTGTTGGTTTGATATTCCAATACCTATTGCATCTCCAACTGTCATATATTGCCCAGCTTCTATAGTTCCAGTTACTGTAGATGTATCAAGTGTAAGCGAAGTAACACCATTAGCATCAGCATTAAGAGAAGCTACTGCTTTATTTCCAACGGCTGAAGCCTGAGTTCGACTAGAGTCTACAGAAATAGCTAATCTTAATCTTTGCTTTGATAAATTTATTTCTGACCTAAATGGGTAATCGGTTGAATTATCAACATAATTATTAAAGGTAGCATTAAAATCATTTTGCCAATTGCCAAGCCTTCCTCCAATTACGAGATGACCATCACTGGTAATTTTTAGAAAAACACCAGCGTTTTTAATCGAATCTCTTGTAAATGTTCCGCCTGTTACTGAGCTCGCCGAAAAGAGATGCGTATTGGGAAATGAAGCTATCGCATGTGTGTTTGGTAAATCAGTATTAGAAACACCTAACTTAAAATCGTCTCCAAATTCTATGTCTAAGAAATAAGTACCCTGCCGTACATCAGCATACGTACTATTCCTATAAAAATGAAGCCTTCGCATATTATCATAACCTTTTTTATAATAATACTTTTCTTTTGTAACTGCTTCGGCTGATGTTCCTTGGTAGTCACCATCAGATGTTTTAAATAATACTTCTTTAGGATAGGATACAGAAACAATTTCATCAAAGAATATTTTAAAGAATGACTCAATGCTTGATTCACTACCTCGAGTATTATAATATTCTACAATCTTTTTATATAAAGCGTTTTTATCTAAGTTCTTTGCATCAGGTATACCCTTTGCAATTTCCATAGCAATTCTATCGATATAATCATCAGTAGTTTTATCAATATCGTGTTCCTGTAAAACTCTTCGAGTAACATTACTTGGAGAAGCTATTACTTCTGAAACTGAAATCACTGATGATTGTAAAATCGGCAATTCCATATAATCGTCTATTCTATAACCGTAGCCGGATTCGTTAGGAATTACACTTACTACTTTACCGTTATCAGCAGTGATGTCTAAGGTCAAACCTTTACCGTGTCCACCACTAGCTACAATATTAGAAAAATTAACTAAAGTAGTTTTAATCGAGGTTTGACTATTGACAGAAGAAGCTAAAGCAATAGGGTCTATATTACCAGCAATAAATGCTCCAGCATCTCCAGTGTCTAATGTGTTGAATGACCCACCGGAGTTTCCTCTAAAGACTATACTTGATACGTCATCGGTATTTGAACCAGTCGCAGTATCTGCAAGGCTATCATAAAAATCGCATTGCAATGAACCATTATTATTATATGCCATTACCCATGTGTTATACAGAGCAGTACGTGAAGCTCCAGCTCCAACGTTTTTATCCATTTTCAAAAGAAAATAATTAGCATTTGTTAATCCACGATATGCAATGGCTGAACCAAAATTAAGTGCGGAATTTTCTACATCCGTTAATTTAATATATTGCTGATTATAATTTGACGGTACAAAAGAAAAACATTCAGCGCCAACTATTGCAGTTGATTGTAATAAATCCGCATAAGAAATAACTGAACCAGTTCCTGGTGATACTATATTTAATGCTTTAACGATACCATCTTCATTCATGTAATCATAATACTCAGTTAAGAGTTCAATTAGATTACTTGCTTGATTGCGTAATTGGTCTGGTACCAAGGCTCTAGTCCTTGATGCCTCTACATTATGTGGTACAATTGCGAATGATTCAGTTGATTCGTGCGACATATTTAAGCGTCCCTAGTAAACGTATTATATTTAGATGACCCAGCCGACCCTGCGATACTCATGTTATCAATATCTCCAGTGATACTAGTTGCGTCTATATCAATTTGTAAAATTTTCTTTTTCTCTGAAATAATATCATCGGATGCTGGTCGTACTTTTATTTGTACACTCTGATCGTTATCATTTAATAAACCAGCCAAATCAACTAATCCAGTTGACGGATATACAAATCCAATTTTATTGTTTGTTCGAACTACCTGTCCGTCCGCGCCTATTTTAAATGAATAAACTCTTCTCTTTTGAGTATCACCTACTATAGGCTCATCTGCCAATCTAACGTTCTCTCCACCTACTACAATATCTGAAGTTGCGATCATTGAGCTGGCCTGTTGAACATCACCATCGAGCGAAAATCCAAAGTCGGCTGTTGTGGTATCCGCAGCTGAAGACGTGACTTTAACATTTTTATATGTATATACTCGAGCAGTCGTATTTAAAATTGCTGGACTAAGAGCATCAATCGCAGAAACTAAATTAGAATGTCGATATACACCCGCGAAATTATTTAACTTAGTGCTATTATAACTCATCAAGGCCTGTTTAACCGATGCAGATAAAGCTCCGGCTGAAGAAGACGTCGCAGATGGATCGTATTTATAGAAAATTTCAAAATATATAAAAGTGTATTCGGGGTCTACTATAATTGGTGTTAATCCAACAACTTTTTTCTTGGCTAAATATGCTAGGATTTCATCTTTCTGAGCTGAAGTTAAAAACTCAGTTGCTGTAGGTTTAACCGATAAGTAAATTCTTCCATATTGAGCAGGTACTTCTGTTTCACCACCCCATGCTGCAACATTTTCAATACCAGTAAATTTTTTCATTATCAAAGACTTATAGTCGTCTGATGTTACTGCTCTTTCTTGAGCTATAAAAGATAAAGGTGCATTATATTTAATAGAATCGATACCTTCTGCAGCGCTTCCACTGGCAGCCTGACTCACTGTTGATACAATTACTGATGATTGAACTCCAGTCACTTGACCAGATTTAAAAGAGAATACTTTAGCACCATTAGTTAAAGCTCCGTCAGATACTAAGTATGTTAATCTAACTAAACCAGATGCCTGAGGTCTTTTACCAAATAAGCCATTACCAAATCTAATTTCATAACTGCCATCTGCATTTTCGTCAATAAAATAAATTTTAGATGTACCATCAACATTTGGGAAATCAGAAAACAATTCATAAATTTCTGAAACACCAGAGCCATCAAGTGTAGGAAATACTTCAACTTTTAACGTAGAGGTATCAACTTTATTAGAATTAATAACAAATCTTTGGTCATAACTATTATCAACAGAATAATTTTCTATTTTAGTAGTACCTTGTTTAATAATTAAATCTCTAAATGTAAATGTATTACCAGTTCCACTATCAATTTCTACCGTAGCAGCATCCATTGTCTCAAATGAATATGTAATATCATTAATATTTGAAATAAACTGTGTGCCAGCTGGAAGAGTTAATGTTCTAGAACTTGTGTCGGAAGCAGCTCTATTAAATACTACATTAACTGTAGCTGCCGGAGCAGTTACAGACTTAGGAGTATATCCAAGAAGCTTAGCCCTGGAAACCACATTACCACGAACCTGAGCAGAATCAAGGAATGACTCATTCATAGCCATGTGAGAATTTACTGCATTATAATGAGTATTATATGCGAGGATGTCCATTAGCTGGTCCATGCCCGACCCAGTAAAATCGTAATCTCTAAATTGCCCGCCTTGTCGCTTAAAGTAACTAATTAAGTTTCCTTTAATTTTATCGAAATCTAGTTCCGTAGTATTAAATTGTTGTGCCATATTATCTTAACCTCTCTAAGTAAAAATCAACTGTTTGTTCATTTGCTACACTTGTTACATTAAATGTTACTGTAACATGTACCGAATTTTCATCTAACTCTTCTTGAAGTTGAACTCTTATAGAATTAATTCTAGGCTCAAAAGAATTTAACATATCTTTTATATTCTGTCTAATTGTTTCGTATACAAATGGATTAGCATTTTCAAATAGTTGATGCGTTATATTACTTCCTACAGTTGGTTGAAACGGTCGGTCTCCTTTATTTGTTAATAGTAAATTTTTAACTGAGTTCTTTACCGCGTCAATGTCTGTTAATGGTGTGATATCATTAAACGCAGGATGTTTAGTTAAACTCAAATCCAAGTCAGAATACACCCTATCCGAGGTAGGTACTATAATCTGTGATTTCCCTTGGTTGTAATCTGAGTAACTCATATCAACTATTTATATAAAAAGCTGATGTTTTTTTCAGATTAAGATTGAGAATGCATATATCCTAACTTAGAAAGACGCACATGCTCTGGGTATGTGTTAACAAAAATAGTACTTCCTGATTTATACATATAATGTGGCTGGAATGAACTAGAAGAATACACCTCTAGTTGCTCTCTTTGTTCGTCACTAACATCAGCAAAGGTTTGTACTTCATACATAGGACGATTCCCGCCCAAGGGTTTTATTAAAAACTCTTTATAATCGGGTAGCTCTGATACTACATCTTTAAATAATTTCCCTTGTGCATATGCAGTTCTAGAAGCCAATGCGCTTAAACCATTACTCATTTTGGCTTCGAACATCGCCTTTAATACATCTTCTACTATAGTTTTATAATTCTCATC